CGGTGAGAACTGCAACAAGTACCTCGCCAAGGGCCGGAAGGTGTGCATCGTCGGGCCCGTGTCCGTCAGCACATACGTCGGCAACGACGGCATTACCCGCGCGCAGATGGAGATCACCGCGGACGACGTCGAGTTCCTGACCCCGAAGAGCGAGGCCCAGCCGGAGCAGAACATCGCGAACGCGGTGGCCGGACGCCTGAACCAGTACGCCACCCCGGCACCGAAGCCGCCGGAGGGCGGGTATGTAGAAGTCGAGGACGACGATCTGCCATTCTAAGGAGTGAGAACGCGTGAAAGAGTGGTTCAAGGCAAGGAACATCTGGTACGGAGCATTTGCGGCGCTGACCGATGCAGAGGCGGGGAGACTTGCGAAAGCGTTGTGGACATACACCGCAACGGGCGAGGAAGTTGAGCTGTCCGGGAACGAGAAGGGCTGCTTTGCGATGATCAAATTCACCTTGCAGATGGACGACAACGAGCGTGACGAGCTATCCGACAAACGCCGCGCCGCCGGTTTGGCCGGTGCTCTGGCAAAACAAGCAAATGCCACTTTTGCCAGCGACGATGAAGCAAAGCCAGCAAATGCCACCAATAAGAATAAGAATAAGAAAGAGATTACTCCTCCCCGTAGTGCGCGCGCGCGCGAGGACACTCCCCTCGGGCCGGTGGATCTCGATCCGCTGATCCTGAAACTCCAGCAGGAGCTCAACGGCATGACCGACAACCACTACCAGGCGCTCAACGACTACCGGGAGCAGCTGGGCGACGACCTGGTCAGCCACGCGATTGACGAAGCGGTCGGGAACGGCGTGCGCAACTGGACGTATGTGGAGAAGATCCTCGCCAGGTATCTGAAGGAGGGCATCCGCGATCTGGGCGAGGCGAAGGCCAGCGACGAGCGCCGGAAGCAGGACGCGCCGCTGCAGAAGCCGCGGCTCCTGAGAGCGCAGGACTATGAGCAGCGCGAGTATGTCGAGGACGAGATGAAGAAGATCCTGGACGTCCACGCCCTCTACCGGTAACCGGCATGATCACCACAGCGGGCCGCGTATACGAGCAGCGGGGCATCGTGTACGTCAAGACCACCCGCCCCGCAGCGGAGCACCTGAGCGACCAGGTCACCGTGCTCTGGCAGGACAAACGCCTCATCAGCGACGAGCAGCGCCGCAAGGCCTACGCCCTGATCGGCGAGATCACCGCCTGGGCCGGCTACCTGCCCCGGGAGCGCGAGACCGTCAACCAGCATTTGAAGCAGCGCTTCCTGATGGCCCAGGTCGAGGAGTACCAGCGCCGGATGTTCAGCCTGTCGGACTGCACCATGACCCAGGCCCGGGAGTACATCACGTACCTAATCGACTTCTGCCTGGCCGAGGACGTGCCGACCCGCGTGCCGCTGCTGACCCTGGCCGACGACGAGGAGGCCGCGACCTACTCCTGCCTGATCCACAAGAAATGCGTCTGCTGCCAGAAACCCGCGGAGCTGCACCACGTCGACCAGATTGGCATGGGCTACGACCGCAAGACCAAGCCGCAGCTGGGCGCGCGCGTGCTGCCACTGTGCCGCGAGCACCACCGCCAGTATCACGACCTGGGCCTGACCGCCTTCGCGCAGCTGTGGCACGTGACGCCCATCGCCATGGACGCGCGGATCGCGAAGACCTACGGGCTGACGAAGCGGGCGGCGAGCTAAGGCGTCGCAACGCGTCGACCCGCCTCGCTGCGATGGGCAGCGCGAGGGCATGGCGCTGTTCTGAGCCGCCTGGCAAAGCAAAGGCGGAGCATGGCGGCGACGAGCTGAGCAAAGCAAAGGCATAGCTGTGAGGTGTACTGCGCAGCCATGGCGCAGACCAGCACAGCGCTGAGGCGCGAAGGCTTTGTGCAGATCAGCTGGGCAGCGCGACGGCATAGCACCGAAGGCAATGCTGCGCATCGGCAAGGCCTCGCTGGGACAAGCATCGCAAAGGCAAAGCAGCGCGAGACGTACAAATGCAATGCCGCGGCATAGCAGGGCATCGGACAGCACAGCACGGCGTCGGCAGTGCGGTTAATAGCAGGGCAGTGGCATTGTATCGCCCGGTTTAGCAAAGACATGCCATGGCGGTGAACAGCGGCGCATGGTTTCGCGCAGGCGAGGCAATCTAAAGCAGCGCATAGCAACGGCAGAGCCAAGCAAAGATTGGCGCTGTACCGCAGAGGCAGAGCAGGACATGGATTGGCTAAGCAGCGCAGCGGCATAGCTTTGGCCTGCGCAGCGACGGAGTTGCACGGCGAAGCTGGGAGAAGCCTACCACGGCGAAGGCATGGCAGCGCGACATGACGCGAAGCAGAGGCATAGCCATGATTTGACGCGCACAGCGATGGCAGGGCATTGTTTCGATAGGCCTTGAGCAGCAAAGGATTGGCACCGCTTGGCTGCGACGCGCTGGGCAACGGCACTGCGGCGCAAAGCAGCGAACAGCCCCGGCGTGGCTAAGCACAGCAAAGCTACGGCACAGCACGGCGATGCGATGGCAAGGCGGCGCGGCGCAAAGCCCGGACTCGCACTGCAGCGGCTAAGCAAACCTACCCAGAGCAAAGCAACACAAACACAACACAAAAACGAAAAGGAGATCAACCACATGAAAATGCAGGAAATGAAGATCCGCATCACCACCACCGAAGGCTGGCTGGGCACGGCCAGCGCCAACAAGGAGATCCACCGCGAGTTCATCGCCAGCAAGGCCCCGCAGCCGGAGCAGGCCGACCAGGAGGTCGAGGCCCTGAACGCGGACGAGATGTTCGAGAAGAGCATGACCGTGTTCCCGCGGGTGGACGGCCGCCCCATCGTCTGGGACTACCAGCTGAAGGGTTTCTTCAAGGACACCGCGGGCGCGCTGCGCCGGATCACCGGGTCCGAGTCCTCCAAGATCAAGGCCTACAAAAAAGAGATCGACGGCCTGATCTTCATCAAGGAGCGCGCGATCCCCATCAACTACACCGGCGAGATCACGATCTGCGAGCGCCCGCTGCGCGCCCAGACCATGCAGGGCGAGCGCGTCGCCCTGGCGAGCTCCGAGGAGATCCCCGCCGGCGCGACCATCGAGTTCACCGTCCTGTACCAGGTGCCGCAGCACGCGGCCGCCATCCGCGAGTGGCTGGACTACGGCCAGTTCCGCGGCCTCGGCCAGTGGCGCAACTCCGGCAAGGGCCGGTTCACCTGGGAAGAGATCTGACCCCAAGGGCCTCCACCGCTCTCAGGAGAGGGATGCTCCACCTCCTTTCGGGCTGCCGCGCGGCACAGGACACGGGGAAAAAGTTGCCATTGAGTTTCTTCGATCCACTCCACCATACAGAACCGTGACACCGCAATGCCGCGCCGGCGGAGGCCCAACAAAAGTAATGAATGCTGAAGACTGAAGAATGAAGAATGAATAATATTATACAGTTTTTCAGTTTTCAGTATTCATTACATCGACCGATAGGGAGATCAACCATGACCATCATCATCCGGGGCGATCCCCGCACCAAAAAAAACAGCCAGCGCCTGATCCGGGCGGGCGCGCGCCTGATCCCGGTCACGTCGAAGGCCTACGAGCAGTACCGCCGGGACTGCCTGGTCCAGATCACCGGCGACAAGCGCAAGCGCATCGACTTCCCGGTCAATGTGCAGTGCGTGTATTACATGGCCACCCGCCGCCGCGTGGATCTGACGAACCTGCTGGAAGCCACCGACGACATCCTGGTCGACGCCGGGGTGCTCGTGGACGACAACAGCCGGGTCATCGCCGGCCACGACGGCAGCCGGGTGCACTACGACAAATGCGACCCGCGGGTCGAGATCGACATCAGGGAGGTATATTCATGAGCGATTACAAGTACATCATCAGGGCGGACGAGATCAACGGAGGCTTTGAGGGCTTCGAGGTGGACGAGGAGACGAAGGCCGGGTACGAGTGCAATGGCTTCGTACTGTGCGCCATGCAGGAAGATCGGAAAGTGATCAACCATGTGCATGTCAACCTTGGCCAGCTGGTCGACTGGATCAGGCAAGACAAGGATATGATGCAAGCCGCCAGGATGGCGATCCTCTTTAATGCTGTGAGCGAGTGTAAAGCCGCGAGCAACCCCGTGAACATCGAAACCCTCTTCGGCGTGGATTGAGGGGAGGCGGCAGCATGTACAACGAGTTGGCCGTCATCGCCCTCTGTATCCTCTGCCTGGCCCTGGGCGCGCTTTCCGGCGCCGCCCTGGCCGGGAGGCCCGGCCGCCGTGCCGCGCGGGCGCCCGAGCCGGTAGATTTGTACCCCGTGCCGGACACCCGCCTCAGAGGGCCGGAAAATGGCATTAAACGCGAAACCGTGGAAATGTGCGGCGCGACCTGGACGCTGATGCGCCCGGTATCGGAGTACGCCGGAGAGGGTGACGCCGAGTGATCGAGACGCCGATCCTCTCCGGCTGCGGCGCAACGTACAAATGCAAGTGCTGCGGCCACAAGCGGCATGTACTGAGCCCGCGCCAGTGGGGCTGGTGGTACGGCGCGGACTGGTGCTGCAGCTATCACTGCATGCGCGAGCTGCGCCGCCGGGACCTGGCCGCGCACCCGAAGCGCCTGCAAAAGCTGGCCCGGGAGTTTGAAGGCGTGCCCGAGCGCCGGCAGGCGAGCGGCTTCAGCGATGAGGAATGCGCCGCCATGTGGGCCATGTACCAGCGCGGCGCGAAGAAGGTGGCCGTGGCCAGGGCCTACAACCGCGACTACAAGGCAGTCTGTCGGCTGCTGAAACGAATGGAGGAGGGCGAGCATGCTGCCGCAATGGTACCGGACAGTCCTTGAAGCCTACGCCGCGGCGGATCATCTGCGCACTGCCGGAGATCTCCGGCCCATGCGCGTGATCCCGCTGGCGGACGGACAAGGGCTGCTGAAATATGACGACGAAGGAGATCGACCGAATGGACAAAATGACGATACCGGAGCTGATCACCGAGCTCCATGACCAGGCCGGCGTCCTGGGCGAGGGCACCGAGAAGCTGCTTTTGAACATGGCCGCCGACGTGATCGAGGAGCAGGACGAGCGCATCAGCATCCTGGCCGACATCATGGTCGGCCTCGAGGCGAAGATCGACGCGCTGGAAGGGAGGGAGACTGTTGCTGAACCGGGAGACGGTGCGCCTGGCCAAGAGCCTGCCGATGAGGCGGTTTGAGCAGGTGGTGAACGAGGTCTTCGACGAGAACATGGAGAAGGCCCGCAACCATGGCATGCGCATGGCCTGGGCCGCGTCCTTCCTCGCCATCTGGGAGCAGTCCCATTGCACCAAGGACGAGATCCAGCGCATGGCCATCCGCACCCTGGAGCTGATGAACACCGCCCTCTCCGCCGAGGAGCTGATCCAGCGCCTGAAGGACGAGACGGGCTTTGACGTGAACCAGGCGCCGAAGGACTATACCTGGGAGGAGGACGAACGGAGACAATGAACGTCAAGCTGATGAAGGGCCTGCAGGAGTGCATCCGCGGGCATGAGTGCCAAAAGTGCCCCTACTTCCTGACCAACGACTGCCGGGCGACGCTGCTGGCCGACGCGGAGGAGGCGTCGAAGATCCTGAAGAGCCTGGAGCCGCGCGTGCTGGGTCTGGAGGAACTGCCGCTGGGAAAGCCTGATGAGGCGAAGCTGGTGTATATCGAAGTCCCGGAGGATGAAGAGGGCTATGGCGAATATCGCGGCTACGCGATGCCGGAGATGAATGACGGAATTCTGATCTGGTTCGTGGTATTCGGGAAAAGTGAGCGTCTGTTGTGTGAAACGGACAGCTATAACCTGACCTGGCGCTGCTGGAATACGCGGCCCACGGAGGAAGAGCGGGAGGCGGTGAAGTGGAATGAGTGATGGTAGCGGATTTCTGATTTGTGGTGCACTGGTATTCATCGGATTCGCGCTTCATAGAATCGCCGATGCTATATGTGATTTGGCGGACAAAATGAACCTTGTCAATTGTGCTATTCGAAAGGTGGCGGGTGAAAAATGAGACCGATAGATGCTGATGCGCTGAAAAACGACTTATCACGGTTCTACGATGGTGAGGTAACAGCAAGACAGTTGATTGACGAGCAACCAACCATCGGCAGCTGGATCAGCGTCAAGGACAGACTGCCGGAGCGCGGTACGCTGTGCTTCGTCTACGACGGTATGCGGATCTGCGCGGCGCGGTATATCACCGGCAATGAGTGGGTGCACGGGCTGATGCTGGGCACCGTCACCCACTGGATGCCCATGATTGAACCGCCGGAGGAGGTGACGCCGGATGACTGAAGAAGAGCGCAACAAGATGATGAGATCCAATTGGGAGATGCAGATGAATGCCCTGGGCTATGACGCATCCGGCAATTGGCTGCCACGATATGCACCGATGACAGGTGAGGAACCCACGGAGTTCTCGATCCAATCACATTATCCGCTGACGGAAAAAGAGCGGGACGCGCTCCTGGATTCTGATCTCGATTACACGAAAGAGATCACCTTCAACACAAAGCACGGGAAAGAAGTCACGTTTATCAAGCCGATCAGGTGTAAGGATTGCAGGTATTTTGCCGTGAAGGACTACTGGGGGAACTTCCATGGCCTCCCGGTGCTGGGCTCCAGTGATCAGCCGACCTGCACAAAGTGGGGCGGCGGGGATTGTCTGACCAAACCGGACGGATACTGCTTCCTGGCGGAGAAGAAGGAGCCCGCCCCATGACCGTGAACGTATCGCCGCACCCGAAGGCCACGGACGACCTCGACCGCGCGATCCGCGCCCTGCGCGAGAACTACCGCCGCGCCCAGGAGCAGAACGCGCACTGTCCCGGCTTTATCCGCACCCCCATCGCCTGGGCATTGTATAAGACCTGGCGAATGTTTGACAAGAAGTAGGCACGAGGAGGGAGGAAGCGGAGGTATATCCACCTCCTCCCTCCTACCTCCTACCTCAAAACGCGACCGAAGGGAGCGAAAATGTCCCACTGTGACGCTATCCTGACCTACATGCGCGCCCATGGCGGCATCACCCAGGCGGACGCCTACCGCGAGCTGGCCTGCGCCCGGCTGGGCGCGCGGATCTTCGACCTGAAGGCCCGCGGCTACCAGATCCAGACCATCATGCAGACGGGCACCAACCGCTTCGGCGAGCCGACCCGCTGGGCAAAATACGTTTTGTGCGAGGCGAAACAATGACCGAGATCCCCCACCGCAACCCCGCGAAGGCCTACCTGCAGCGCTACCGGGCCGCCCTGGCGCGGCAGCGCAGTCTCACGCGCTCCATCGCCGAGCTGCGCGCGTCCCTGACCGGCACCACACAGGCGCTGCGCCCTGACCCCGTGACCGGCTCCGGCCCCACAGACCGCATGGCGGACACCGTGGCCAAGATCGCCGACATGGAGGCCGCCATGGCCGACGAGCTCGACCGCGTGCAGCACATCCTCCTCGACGTGCTCGAGGCCATCGCCGCCGTGCCGGACGAGACCCAGCGCGCCGTGCTCACCCTGCGCTACGTGGAGGGCCTGGGCTGGACGGAGATCCAGGAGCGCCTGCACTACGAGCGCACGCAGACCTACGTGGTGCACGGCAGAGCGCTGGTGGAGGTCAACCGGTGGCTCGGAGGGAAGGAGGAAGTAGGAAGTAGGAAGTAGGAAGTGATTCAAGCCTCTGTAGCGGCGCTTCTGACGCCATGAGCAGGAGTAGAATTAACTCCTACTTCCTACCTCCTACCTCCTAACTAAGTGACAACCCGAAGGGAGTGACCCTATGGCCACCATTGAGCGCTGCCCCAACTGCAAGCGGGATTTCTGGGTGCCCTACGCGCAGTGGGGCTATGCCTATAACGGCCTGCGCTGCTGCAGTTACAAGTGCATGCGCGCCATGCGCGGGAAAGACCCGGAGTACCAGAACGCCCAGGCGGCGCTGGTGTCCGGCCATCAATTTGACGAGAAACAGGAAGGAGCAAAAACCGTGAGCGCCCGAAAAAAGATGACCCCGGAGGACAAAGAGAAGGCCGTCGCCATGTACAACGAAGGCCGCCTGCAGAGGGAGATCGCCGAGGAGCTGGACTTCTGCGAAGGCACCATCAGCACGTGCATCAGCAAAGCCCGCGCCGAGGGCAAGATCCAGCAGACCACCGAGCCGATGCAGCCGCCCGAAGCCCTCAAGGAGATCGCGCCCGGCATGTACATAAAGCCCGCGGACCCGGTCGAAAAGCCCGAGCGCGTCCCGAAGGTGCAGACCCTCATGACCATCGTGGAGACCGTGCGCACCTTGTCCACCACACTCACCGCCCTGGTCAAACTCCTCGAAGAAGAATGACTGCGCCAATCAGGTGCGGACGAAAACGGACTACCCCCTGATGTAAAATAATACCGTCATCAAAGCGACCAGGAGCGGCCACCGGGCTGCTCCTTTTGATTTGGCGAAAGGAGGCGGGCGATATTGCCGGCAAATACGCGGACTGGCTGACGCCCGACGGCCTGACGCGGATCGAGCAATGGGCGCGGGAGGGCCTGATCGACGAGCAGATCGCCGGGAAGCTCGGCATATCCATGACCACGTTCTACCGCTGGCAGACGGAGCACCGGGAGTTCCGGGAGGCCCTAAAAAAGGGCAAGGCCCCCGTGGACATCGCGGTCGAGAACTCGCTGCTCAAGCGCGCCATGGGCTACGAGTACGAGGAGGTCATGACCGAGATCATCGAGATGCCCGACGGCTCGAAGCGCCGCCACATCAAAAAGACCACCAAGCAGGTCATCCCGGACGTGACAGCGCAGATCTACTGGCTGAACAACCGCCGCCCGGATCGCTGGCGGAACCGGCCCGCCTCGGACAGCACCGGGACGCTGGACAAGCTGGACGCGCTCCTGGAGGAGGCCAAGCGTGCTGCATACACCTAAGCAGGCCGAATACCTGCGCGAGGCGCACCGGCGCTGGAACTTCAAGGGCGGCGCGACGCGCTCTGGCAAGACCTACATGGACTACCGCTGGGTGATCCCCATGCGCATCCGGGAGCGCGCCCACAGCGAGGGTCTGAACGTGATCCTCGGCGTCACGCGTTCCACCATCGAGCGCAACGTGCTCCAGCCCATGCGCGAGATCTACGGCCCCGGCCTGGTCGGCGACGTCAACAGCGAGAACATCGTTTCCCTGTTCGGCTCGCCCTGCTACGCCCTGGGCGCGGAGAAGGTCAGCCAGGTCAGCAAGCTGCGCGGCGCGTCCATCAAGTACTGCTACGGAGACGAGGTCGCGGACTGGTCGCGGGATGTGTTCGAGCTGCTGAAGAGCCGCCTCGACAAGCCCTACAGCCTGTTCGACGGCACCTTCAACCCCGGCGGCCCGGATCACTGGCTCAAGGCCTTTGTCGAGTCCGACGTGGACATCTTCTACCAGCAGTACACCATCGACGACAATCCCTTCCTGCCGCCGGAGTTCGTCACCAACCTCAAAAAGGAGTACGCCGGCACCGCGCTGTATGGCCGGTACATCCTCGGCCAGTGGACGGCCTCGGACGGCGCGCTGTTCATCACCTACCCGGAGCGCACGTCGGACGAGTCCCTGCTCTACGACGGCATCGCGCACATCGACGCGGCCTTCGGCGGCTCCGACGGCTCCGCCCTGACCTGCGCCAGGCGCGTCGGCGACAAGCTGTATCTGTTCGGGCGGCTGCGCAACCAGCACATTGACACCCTGATGGATCTGTTCACCGCCGACTGCGCGCGCCTGCGCTGCTCCCCCATCCTGATCGAGTCCAACGCGGACAAGGGCTTCGTCGCCAAGGAGTTCCGCCGCCGCGGCGAGCCGGTCATGACATACGATGAGCACGACAACAAGTACAAGAAGATCGCCACCCACCTGCGCAAGTGGTGGAAGAACGTCGTGATCCTGGAGGGCACCGACCGCGCGTATATCGACCAGATCATGTCCTATGCCGAAGGCGCTGCCCACGACGACGCTCCCGACAGCGCGGCGTGCATCGCGCGGTACTACGACGGGCGGAACACCGAGCCGTACCACAGCCCATTCGGTGATTAATGAATACTGAAAACTGAAAAATGAATAACTGGAAAATACAGAGTTACTCCTGGTGCCCCTGGGCCACCCTCCGTATTATTCATTATTCAGTCTTCAGTCTTCAGTCTTCAGTTATATTTTTCCCGGCATCATGCGTCCGCAAAGCACCGCGGGCGCTTTTGCATATATTTTGGGAGCCGACCAAAGCACCGGGCGGCCCCGCCTCAAAGCAAGGAGGATTTCCCCATGGCTGACAACCTGACCCGCAAGTATCTGGCAAGCCTGAACCTTGAGCAGAACGTGATCGACGCGATCATCGAGGCCCACACCGGCACGGTGGAGGCCCTGACCGGCGCCCGCTCCGAACTCGATGCACTGAGGAAGGAGAACGCGACCCTCAAGCAGGCCGGCACCGACTACGCCGCCGAGAAAGCCCGCGCCGACAAGGCCGTCAAGGATCTGGAGGACTTCAAGACCCTGACCGCGGCCAATGAGAAGCGCGGCAAAGTGCGCGACGCCTACCGTGAGCTGCTCCGGAAAGCGAGCATCGACGAGAAACGCCTGGACACCGTGCTCCGCGTGACCGACCTGGACAAGCTCACCCTGAAGGACGACGGCACCCTGGACGGCGAGGACAAGCTGACCAAGCAGATCCAGACCGAGTGGGCGGACTTCGTCACCACCAACGGCACCAGCGGCAGCAACCCCGGCACACCGCCCGGCGGGAACGGCAGCACCGAAGCTGCTGAACTCGCGGCTTTTAGACATGCCATGGGACTGCCGGAAACAAAGTAGGAAGTAGAAGGTAGAAGGTAGGAGGTAGATATACTTCCTACCTCCTCATTCCTACCTCCTACCTGAAAAAACAGGAGGTATTTATCATGCCCAGCAATTCCATCGCCCTCTTCAAAAAGTACGTCACCATGCTTGACGAGGCCTACAAGTACGCCTCCCTGACCAGCGTGCTGGACGGCCCCAATGAGCTGGCACGCGAAGGCGCCAACGCCGGCGAGATCGTGATCCCCGACATGGTGCTGCAGGGCCTCGTCAGCTACAGCCGCAACAACGGCTTCACCGACGGCACGGTCACCCTGGCCAACCAGACCTACCAGTGCAACTATGAGCGCGGCCGCATGTTCATGGTCGATTATCTCGACAATCAGGAGACCGCGGGCGTGGCCTTCGGCCGCCTGGCGGGTGAGTTCATCCGCGTGCACGTCGGCCCCGAGATCGACGCCTTCCGCATCTCCAAGTACGCCGGCGCGTCCGGCATCGGCACCGCCTCCGGCGCCCTGGCCACCGGTGCCGACGTGGTCGCCGCCCTGCGCGTGGCCGCGAACGCCATGGACAATGGCGAGGTGCCGCTGGCCGACCGCATCCTGTTCATCAATCCCACCCTCTACGGCATGGTCGAGGATCTGGACACCACCAAGAGCCGCGCCGTGCTGGCCCGGTTCCAGCAGATCATCCAGGTGCCCGCCACCCGTATGTACTCCGCAATCAGCCTGAACACCAGCGGCGCGGGCGGCTATGCAGCCACCCAAGCCGCGAAGAACGTCAACTTCCTGGCCGTGCACAAGGGCGCGGTCATCCAGTACAACAAGCACATCGCGCCCAAGGTCATCACGCCTGAGCAGAACCCCACCGCGGACGCCTGGAAGTTCGGCTACCGCGTGTGCGGCATCGCGGACGTCTTCAAGAACAAGAAGGCCGGCATCTACGCGCACCTGACCGCCTGATGAGGTAATTGAGGCATGCTGACGTTTCAGGACTTCGAGCGCGGCGGCCTGGCGCTGATCCCGCGCATCATCTCGGAGCATCAGTCGAGCGAGCTGTACCAGACTGCGCTGACGGCGGACGAGTATGACCGGCAAAAAAACACGACGATCTACAACTACGTCCAGACCCTGTTCAGCCTGACCGGCGCGGCGCTGGTGGACTACACGGCCACCAACAGCCGCATCGCCAGCAACTGGTTCCACCGCCTGAACACCCAGCGCTGCCAGTACAGCCTGGGCAACGGCGTCACCTTCGGCGACATGACCGAGCAGATCAAAAAGCGCCTCGGCGTTCGGTGGGACACCGACGTCAAGCGCGCGGCATACAAGGCGCTGATCCACGGCGTGGCGTTCGGGTTCTGGGACTTCAACCGCCTCTACACCTTCCCCGTCACGGAGTTCGCGCCCCTGTGGGATGAGACCACCGGGGCGCTCCGTGCGGGCGTGCGGTTCTGGAAGCTCGACCAGGAAAAGCCCGCCGTCGTCACCCTCTACGAGGAGGACGGCTACACCATCCTCCGCGGCCCGGACTATGGCAGCGTGACGGTGTGGCAGGAAAAGCGCGGCTACAAGCAGCTGACGCGGTACAACCGCGCCGACGGCGAGACGGTCGCGGGCTATGAGAACTACGGTTCCCTGCCTATCGTGCCCTTTTGGGGCAGCGACCTCCACCAGTCGACGCTCATTGGCATGCGGCAGGCCATTGACAGTTTCGACCTGATCCAGTCCGGCTTCGCCAATGACCTGAGCGACTGCACCCAGGTCTACTGGATTTTGGAAAACTACAACGGCATGTCCGACGACGACATCAGGCGCATGCGCGACCGGATGCGGTTCAGCCATATCATCACCGCCGACACCATGAACGGCGGCGCTATCAAGCCTTATTCCGTCGAGATCCCGTTTGAAGCCCGGAAAGCCTACCTCGAGCACATCCGCCGCGGCATCTATGAGGCCTTCGGCGCGCTGGACGTCTCCGCCATCTCCTCCGGCGCGAGGACGGCGACCGAGATCAACAGCGCCTACCAGCCCATGGATGAAGAGGCCGATGACTTCGAGTATCAGGTCATCGAGTTCGTCCAGCAGGTCTGCCGCCTGGCAGGCTTCCAGGACGTGACGCCCGTCTTCAAACGCAACCGCATCAGCAACCAGAGCGAGCAGACCGAGATGGTGATCTCCGCCGCCGAATACCTCGACCGCGAAACGATCCTCAAGAAACTCCCCTTCGTCACCGTGGACGAGGTCGCCGCCATCCTGCAGGCCCTCGACCGCGAGGAGGGCGAGCGCCTGATCCCGGGGGCCTGACATGAGCGATCCGGGACAGCGTATCGCCGACGCCAGCTTTGACGAGATCAAAACCCGGCTCACCAGGATCTACGAGGCCGCGTCCCGTGACATCATCGACCGCCTGGACAAGCACCAGCGCCGCCTGATCGTGGAGGACGCGAAAAAACGCCGCCTCCTGAAGGCCGGCAGGCTCAGCGAGGACGCCTATCAGACCTGGCTTGAGCATCAGGTGTACCGCGGCAAAAACTGGGAAATGCAGGTGAAGGATCTGACCGACACCCTGCTGGACGTCAACCGGCAGGCCCTCCGCGTCATCGAGGGCAAGCGCCTGGAGGTCTTCGAGGAGAACCTGAATTATCAGGCTTACCGCTTCGAGGGCGACTTCCGCGGCGGGGTCTCCTTCACCCTGTACGACCACGCGGCCGTCACGCGGCTCATCCGCGAGCAGCCGGCCCTGCTCCCCGTCAAGGATCTGGACCGGCGCAAGGACGCCGCCTGGCAGCGCAAGATCATCTCCAGCGAGGTCGCCCGCGGCATCCTCGCAGGCTCCGACATCCCCACCATCAGCCGGAACATGGCCGAAAAGCTGGGCCGCGACAACGACGCCAGCATGACCCGCTGGGCGCGCACCGCCATGACCGGCGCCCAGAACGCCGGGCGCATCGAGCGCATGCACGAGGCCCAGGACATGGGCATCCGCGTCATGAAGGTGTGGATCGCCGTCCTCGACAGCCGCACCCGCGACGCCCACGCCGAGCTGGACGGCGTCACCATCCCCGTGGACATGAAGTTCCATAACTCCGCCGGATATATCAACTATCCCGGCGACCCCATGGCCAGCGCGGAGAACACCTGGGACTGCCGCTGCACCCTGGGCTACGATTACGGCGGCTATAAAAACGAATACACAACTCGATACGACAACGAGTCCGGCGAGGCCATCGACTGGATGACCTACGACGAATGGAAGGAGGGCCACTGGTGAACATCACCGTCATTAGCCACAAGGCCGAAGTGATGGCAGCCGTCAAGGCCGCCTCCCAGCGCGCGCTGGAGATCTGCGGTGGCAAGCTGGAGACCTACGCGAAAGCGTCCTGTCCCAAGAAGACAGGCAACCTGGCCAACAGCATCACCCACACCGCCAGCAGTGAGGAGGCCGTGGTCGGCACCGGCGTGCACTACGCGCCCTATGTGGAGTTTGGCCACGCCCAGCAGCCCGGGCGCTACGTCCCGGCGCTCGGCAAGCGCCTGGTCGCCTCCCACGTGGACGGCAAGCCCTTCCTCGGTCCCGCCCTGGAGAACCACGTGGGCGAGTACCGCGCCGTCATCGAGGCCGAACTCAGCAGCATTTAAGGAGGCCGTAGTATGCTTGAAAGAGTTTGCAATCACGTCCATAACTTCTTCACGCGCGCGGCCCTCCCCGGCACGTACACAGTCACCGGCGGCGCGCTGGCGCTGGACTGCCTGAAGGAGGGCCAGCGCTTCCATGTCGTCGGTTCCGACCTGAACGACGGCGTCTACACCTGGCACGCGGACGGCATCAAGAACGATGACGACGACGCCGCGGCTGATCTGCAGGACGAGACCTTCACCGGCTGCATCCTGCCCATGGCTGTGCCCCGCGCCTTCCTCGACCTCTGCGGCGAGATCGGCGCCTGGGTGGCCGCCTACGGCACCGCGGCGGACAGCCCGTTCCAGTCGGAAAACGTGATCGGCGTCTACAGTTACGAAAAGGGCAGCGCGTCCGGGACGGCAGCCAACGGAGGGAACGCCTCCCCCACCTGGGAGAGCGTCTTCGCCGCGCGCCTGAACCCCTACCGCCGCACGGGTGACCTGCTATGACGCCGCTGATCCTGCAAATGATGGTGCCCTGCACCCGGCGCATCCCGTCCGGCGAGGAGGACGGCCTCTTCGGCCACGCCATCACCTACACGGACGGCGACACGTTCCAGGCGGCGATCATCAAACAGACCGGCCAGCAGCCGTCCTCCTACCAGCTGACGGAGGCCGAACGCCACGACCTGGCCGAGATCTACACCATCGTCGTGCCGACCGGTACAGCCCTCGGTCATTACGACGTATTCCGCCGGAACTCAGACGGCGCCACCTTCCGCGTGACGGGAGACGTGCGCGACACCGAGGCCCCGGCCATGAGCTCGATCCAGATCGCCAAGACGACCGCAGAAAGGTGGGACGAGGAATGGAATCAACCGCAAGAGCGATGAAGACCTGGCTCTCCCAGTTCGGCTGGCCCGTCTACGGCGCGGACGACGTCCCGCACGACGCCGACCTGCCCTACATCACCGTCCCGGTCAAAGAGCCGACCTGGGATCAGAAAACGCAATACATGATCCAGCTCTGGGCGTACACCAAAGAAAACGCCGCGCTCATGCAGCTGGCCGACACGATCTGCGCCGCCGTCGGTGTGGGGGTGAGAATCCCCTGCACGGGCGGCCTTTTGGTCATCTGGCCCGACAATCCGCTGCAGCAGGTGCTCCCGGAGGGGAACGTCCGCCGCATCCTGATCACGTTCCAGATGAACGCCTATCACTGTCCCGGCGTATAGCCGGAGAAAGGAGAGTAACCTATGGGTGCTCCCGGCCTTACCTCTGCCATCCGTTCGGATGGTTTCAAAAATCTCCAGCTGAACGCTGGCATCTTCCTGATCAACTTTAACTACTCGGCCATCACCAGCGCGGCCGCGCTGAAGACCGCCGTGCAGAACAAGATCACCAACGGCACGCCCGGCGTCGATCACCTGGGCATGACCCGCGGCGGCGGCACGTTCACGATCACCCGTGAAGTCCGCACCCCCGAGGTCGACGGCCGCCGCTATGCGTTCAAAGGCGATAAGTTCGTGGATTCCATGGACGGCTACCTCAGCACCACGCTGCTGGAAGTCACGCCCGAGATCATCAACAAGGTCATGTCTACCGCGGACGTCGTCACCTCCGGCGGCAAAACCACCATCTCCTTCCACACCGCCATCGACATCCAGACCGACTACATCGAGCACCTCTGCTGGGTGGGCGACATCGCCGACGGCCGCTTCGTCCTCATTGAGCTGGACAACGCCTTCAACACGGCGGACTTCACCGCCACCTTCGCGGACAAGAACGAGATGACCCTGCCCGTCGAGTTCCATGCCCACCAGGGCGAAGTTCTCGATTACGACACGGCGCCCTGCCGCATCGTCTACTTCGCGGACTAAATCAGCACCCATCTGGCCGGGAGATTCCCGGCCTTTTTTAACGTTGTCCCCCACATATGGGCGGCCTGCCCGCCCGACGCCATGTAGGGGCGGATCACCTGATCCGCCCGCCGCCAAGAATCAACAAACACAAGGAGCGTGTTCCACTTTGAAGATCTCCGACATGAGTTTCAAAAAGGGCTGCGAGGTCATGCTGCGCATCGCCGCGCCCTGCGCGAACCTGTGCAGCGACACCCGCCTGACCGAGGACGTGAAGAACGGCAAGACCCTGACCCTGCTCCTGGTGCAGCTGCTCCAGCACCACAGCGCCGACGGCTACGAGATCGCCTGCGCCCTGCTGGACAAGACCGCCGCGGAGATCGACGAGATGAAGTTTGAGGATGTGTACAACGAGCTGCTGGGCAGCTATGACGGGGTGCTGCGCGGTTTTTTTACGTCCTCAGCCAGTACCCCGAAGAGTACCGGCAACGAATAGTCGCGCTCCTCTACCGGCACGGCTGGCACGGCCTGTCCGCGCTGCACTACATGATCCTGGATGACCTCCGGGAGACCAAATACCGCGATTATACCGCCGTCATGCAGCGGAACCTGGTGAACATGCTGGGGCGCTATCTCTATGAGGACTGGCAGCCCGTCCCGTCCTGGCTGGAGATAGCCCACCCGAAGACCGAACCGGAACCGCGGCAGGAGAGCGTTGAAGAATCAAAAGCGCATGTCTATCAGATTTTCGGCATCACACCGCCGGAAAGGGGGTGACGCATGGAAGCGTTTGAATTGAAAGCCACTTTGACCCTGGATACCTCCGGGTTCGATTCCGCCCTGGGCTCCGTCGAGGGCTCCCTGACCGCCGGCAAGGGCGCAGCGGGCTTCACCGCCTGGGGCACCATGGCCGGTAACCTGGCCGCCCAGGCCTTCAGCAAGGCCCTCTCCGCCGGCGTGCAGTTCGCCCGGGACACCGTCAACAAGACCATGAACTTCGAGTCCGCCATGGACTACGTGCAGTCCGTCACGCAGTCCTCAGAGCAGGGCATGGAGCAGCTGACCGCCAAGGCCCGCGAGCTGGGCGGCAGCACCGTCTACACCGCCGAGCAGGTCGCCGAGGCCATGTTCTACATGGGCCAGGCCGGCTGGAACACGGAGCAGATCCTGGCCGGCATCCCCGCCGTCATGGATCTGGCCGCCGCCTCCGGCGACGACCTGTCCCGGGTCTCTGACATCGTGACCGACAGTATCACCAACTTCGGCCTCACCGCCGAGGAGACCGGCCACTATGTGGACGTGCTGGCCCAGACGGCCCGCAACTCCAACACCAGCGTCAGCATGATGGGCGAGGCGTTCAAGTACGTCTCTCCCGTCGCCAAGTCCCTGAACTACTCCATCGAGGACATCGGCCTCGCCCTGGGCCTCGCCGCCAACAACGGCATCAAGGCGTCCCAGGCCGGCACCAGCCTGCGCATGATCCTGTCCACCCTGATCAACCCCTCCGACGCGGCCGCCAAGGCCATGGACAAGTGGGGCATCACCCTGGATGACGGCACGGGCAAGATCAAGCCCTTCGCGGACGTTATGGCCGACTTCCGGCGGGCCGTCCAGGAATCCGGCTTCGACCCATCCAAGGGCCGGAGCATTGAGGAGATCGCCGCCGCCGAGGAAAAGTACGCCACCGCCGTGGAGCAGGCCAACACGGCCCTGAAGAATGGCAGCATCAATGAGAAGCAGCACGCCCAGCAGGTGGGCGATGCTTTGACGGAGTACGAGCAGTTCACCCACTTCAACCGTGAGTTCCTGTCCGACATCAGCGACATCGCCGGTCTGCGCGGCCTGTCCACCCTGTTGGCGATCATGAACACCGCCGAGAAGGAATACGCCGAAGTCCAGAAGCAGATCCAGGAGTCCGAAGGCGCAGCCAATGAGATGGCCGAGACCCGGCGCGACAACCTGAAGGGCGACGTCACGCTGTTTAAGAGCGCGGTGGATGAGCTGCAGCTCACCATGGGCGAGGCCCTCAATGAACCGGCGCGCAATATCGTACAGAACGCCACAAAGATGGTCGACACGCTGTCCGATCTCGTGTCCGGCAATACTCCGGGCCAGGGCAAATTGAACGCCGACCAGATGCTCCGCGTCATGGACAAGTACGAGGAATGGAACAAGACCAGCAACTGGCAGTTCATCACCAAGTCCAACAAGGCCGCCGAGCTCTACCGTACAGTCGCGGATGAGCTGGAAGCCGCCGGCGCGTCTGAACAGGAGATCGTGTCCTTCGTTGACGCCATGATGGAAGTCGGCAACGGCGAACAGCTGGCCGGCCTGCTCAGTTCCCTGGCGAGCGCTGAAGCGCAGGTCGGCGCCCTGGGTGACGCCGCGGACGGCGTCGCGGGCGACTACGACATGAACTTCCACATCAACACCATCGGCAGCATGCCCAGCCCGGCATCCTTTTCGGGCGGCACGGGCGGCGGCGGCGCTGGCAAGTTCGGCTATATCTCCCTGAACGCCAAAGGCGACTGGAACGTCCCCTACGACAACTACCTGGCCTCCCTGCACCGCGGCGAGATGGTGCTCACGGCCACCCAGGCGCGGCAGTACCGCGAGGGCGGCGACAGCGCCCCGGCGGTCGACCCGGCGGTCATCGCCAGCGCCGTGCGCTCGGCCATCCTGGGCTTCACCATGGAGCTCAACGGCGAGGCCGTGGGCCGGGTCTTCGGCGACCAGACCACCCGCCGCGTCAATGACAACATCAGCCAGATCAACCGCCGTCACCGGTACGGCTATGGAGGTTAAACTATGCAGCCATGGTTCATCTGGAACGGCATCGACTCCCGCGTGATGGGCATCTGGGTGCAGCAGTACCCGCCCATCGTGCGCCCGCCGGAGCGCTACCAGGAGATCGTGATCCCCGGCCGCCCCGGCGCGCTCACCCTGCTGGAAGGCGAGGACGTGTATGAGCCCTACGTGCGGGAAATGAAGATCATGCCGAAGCCCGGCGCGGACATTTACGCGATTCTGCGCTGGCTCTCCGGCTCCGGCGACATCCAGTTCGGGCATGAGCCCAACCGCGTGCAGCACGCGCGCATCTTTGACGAGGTCAGCTTCCAAAAGGAGTTCGCCTCCCAGCGCTCCGCGGTGATCCGCTTCCTGTGCGATCCGTTCAAGCGCAACACCTACGACCCGGAGAGCATCGCGGTGGATCTGACCGCCGCCAATTACACCCTGCAGGGCCGCGGCGACGTCATCGCCTACCCCAAATTTGAGATCATGGGCGCCGGCGGCTGCGGCCTGGTGGTGGGCGGCACACAGATCGCCGTCACCATGCCCACCCCCGCCGAGGGCTCCGAGGCCGTGGAGGTCGTCACCATCGACTGTGAGACGCGCATCGTCTACCTGACCACCACCGAGGGCGGCGTGAGCTCCGTCTCCGCCCTGTCCAGCCACGGCGACTTCTTCACGCTCCCCCATGACGCGGAGACGGTGATCACCTGGTCGGGCGGCCTGACCTCCCTGACCATGTGGCCCCGGTGGAGGTGGTTCTGATGGCTAACCTGCAGATGACCTACGGCATCGACGTGGACAGCTTCCAGCTCACCTCGTCCTTCACCGTGGTCAATAACACCATCCGCGGCAAGACCGTCGGCCAGGTGACCAAGCAGATCGTGGTCTCCGGCCTGCCCGCCGGCGCGCAGATCACCGGCGTAACCCTCGCCTGCGGTGTGGGCAATCCCACCGTCGGCGTCGACGGCCTGAACGTCAACGGCGTCAACCTGACGCCCAACACCACCAACCAGCTGACCGACTTTGTGGACACGGTCACCGGGAACGGCACCTACGACTTCAAGTTCATTTACGTCTGCGCTGGCAGCACGTCGCCCAGCGACGGCACCTACCGCTCGCAGGTGCTCATCAGCGACGTGCAGCTGGTGGTGTTCTACTCCGGCGACGCCCCCGACGAGGAGAGCGAGTCCGACACCCCGCCCGACACCTACGAATACCCGGACAGTCATAATATCTGCGTATACGGCCCCGACGACGACAACTTCACCACCAACGGCCTCGGCATCCTGACGCCCAGCAAGTGCGTGGTCAGGGAGGAGGCCGGCGGCGAGTACGAGCTCGAGATGGAGCTGCCGCTGGTGGACACCGCCTGGCAGAACATCGAGATCGAGAGCGTGATCAAAGCGCCCATCCCCACGACCGTCATTGACCAGTTCATCCAGCCCGGCGCGGCCTACTGGAAGGTCAAGAGCACCCAGGGCAGCGTCCAGGTCAAGAGCAAGGTGCCCACCCTGCAGCGCGTCGCCAGCACCAGCGGCATCGGCGGTTGGGGCGGCTCCTCCACACTGTACGCCCGCGGCGCCAAGGTCGCGGTGGGCGGCAAGGTCTACCAATACAGCGGTATGACCTTCAAGCAGGCCGACGGCACCTTCAAGGCCAAGACCGCCTCACCCCCCGGCAACGGCTGGACGGACGTCACCAGCTACGACCTGAAGACCAACACCGGCAAGACCCTGGCGACGCTGGCCCGCAATGAGATCTTCACGAAGATCGCGGACGTGAACCAGAACTGGATCAGGATCAAGACCGCCGGCGGCGTTACCGGCTACATCGAGACCTCGACCTCCGAATGGTACGCGGCCATAGATGAGCCCGTGCAGGGCCGCGAGCTGCGCCAGCAGTGCTTCCGCGTCTACCGCATCGAGAAGGACAGCGAGACCCGCACCGTGCGCATCTCCGCCCGTCATCTCAGCTATGACTTCGCCCGCGTCTACCTGGGCCGCTGCGAGGCGAAGGAGGTCACCGCCTCCACCGCCATCTCCGTGATCGAGGGCGCGACCCTCTATGAGGACAACCGCCACATCTACACCGATATCGACGCCACCGAGAAGTGCGACCTCGACTCCTCCTGGGACTCCGGCGTCTCCGCGCTCCTGAACCCGGACGCGGGCATCGTGGCGCAGCTGCAGGCCAAGCTGATCCGGGACAACGATGACTTCTTCATCCTGAAGGACGAGCACACCGACCGCGGCTTCCGCCTCGACTACGGCAACAACCTGAAGGCGGTGTCCTGGTCCATCGACACCAGCAACATGGTCACGCGCGTCGTGCCACACTGCAAGGACAGCGACGACTCCGACCTTTTCCTCACCGCGCAGTGGGTGGACAGTCCGAAGATCAACGACTACCCGGTCATCTACGTGGAGCCGCTGGCCGTCAACTGCAAGGTGGACCAAAAGGGCACCACGGTGGACGGCGAGGAGAAGCCCAAGCTGACGAAAGAAGACTGCCTCGCCCTCATGCAGCACGAGGCCGAAAAGCGCTTCAGCGTGGATCACGCCGACGAGCCGGAGGTCACCATCGACGTCGACCTGGTCATGCTCGGTTCCACCGTCGAATACCAGCACCTGGCCCCGCTGGAAGCCCTGTTCATGTACGACACCGTCCACATCCGGCACCCGCAGCTGAACCTGGACATCACGGCCTACATGACCGGCTATGAGTACGACGCCATCCTGCGCCGGTACAACCGCATCACCCTGACCAACGCCCGCCGCAGGAAGGACACGTCCGTCAGCGGCTTCGACCTGCGGGACAACAGCATCCGCTTTGAAAAACTGTCCGCGACAGCCGTCGACCGGCTGCGCAGTTAAGGAGGCACACAATGGGAGCACCGGGACTCACTTCCCCCATCCGGTCTGAAGGCTTCGAGAACCTTCAGCTCAACGCCGGCGTATTCGTAGCCAACTTCGATCTGTCCAACATCTACGATATCACGGGCCTGAAGGCCGCCGTCGCGTCCAGGATCTCGGCCGGCATGCAGGATACGCAGATGGCCGGCATCCTCGGCATGACCTCCGGCGGCGGCACGTTTACGATCACCCGCGAGCGCCGTCAGCCTGACGTCGACGGCCGGCGCTATGACTACACCGGCGCGGACTTCATCGACAGCATGGACGGCTACATCACGTCCACGCTCGTGGAGATCAGCCAGGGCAACTGGAAGCGCATCATCGGCTCCGCCGAGCTGGGCTCTGAAGATGACGGCGGTGAGGTCGTCACGCCCGGGCCCGGCGGCTACAGAGTCACCCGCCGCACCATCAACATCAAGACGATGCTCTCTGACGGCGCATACCTGACGAACATCGTCTGGGTCGGAGACCTGGCGGATGGGCGGTATGTGGCTATTGAGTTCGACAACGCCCTGAACACCACCGACATCACCTTCACCTTCCAGGACAAGAACGAGGGCAAGCTCCCGTTCGAGTTCCACGCCCACCAGGGCGCCGTCCGGGACTACGACGCCGCGCCCTTCCGGGTGCACTTCTTCACCGGCGAGAACCTGATCCCCGGCACCGGCGCCTCCGTCAACTCCAGCCACAGCGCCACGCTGGGCACCTTTGCCAGCGGTTTGCCCGTGGGCACCTATAACCTGCTGCTCAAATACGACAGCATCCCCAGTGGGTTCGATCCGCTGACGAGCCTGCGCGTCATGATCGTGACGACCCAGGGCTCCGGCGGCTATCAGCAGTTCACCGCCGCCGGCCATGATACGGTGAACAAGACGCTGTCCATGAGCATCCCCAACAACATCGCCTCCTCTCTAATTCGCCAGCTTACCCTGGTCAACACGGTGGCGAACATAGCGTTCACGTATACGGCGGCCTACCTGGCGGAGGCCTGATCATGAACGAGATCAGACGCACCATGAGCGCGGACGCTCTCCGGCACATGGAGACGCTGCCGACGCTCCTCTTCCAGGGCGAGGCCCTGGCGCACAAGTTCATCATCGGGCCGGTGGAGGGCCTGTCCTTCACCGGCTGTTCTGTCTCCGCGCGCATGATCCGGCCCGACTGCCAGCGCGTGGACATCGCCGACGGCGCGCTGGAAGACGGCAACGCGACCCTCACCCTAACCGCCGCCTGCTACGCCGTCGCCGGCCCGGGCGACCTGTTCATCTATGTCAATGACGGCACCCGGAACGTCTGCGTCTACGCCTGCCACCTGACGGTGGTCGGCACCGAGGGCAAGGGCGACCAGATCGGCGAGCCGCCCATCATCCAGGCCGCCAACCTGGCCGACTGGATCGCCCGGGTCGAGGCCCGCCTGTCCGCCCTGGAAGGAGAGACCGCACAATGATCGAGATCAACCGCACCTTTGACTATTCCAAGGGCCTGACGAAGGTCGAAGACCTGAGCGGCGTAACCTTCAGCGCGGAGAGCTTCGCGCACACGTTCAACATCGAGCGCGTGGATAACTACGGCTACGAGGGCGAGATCACCGCCCGCTTCGTCCGCGGCGACGGCGTGACCGTGTTCGTGGAGGGCACAGTCTCCGGCGCTGACAAGGCCACCGTTACCCTCCCGCCGGAGTGCTACGCCGCGCCTGGCCCGTTCCTGCTGGTCATCTTCCACGTCATGGCGGATGAGGATCAGGCCTACGCGATCTACGCCGCCCGCGGCACGGTACTGGCCAGCGAGAGCGGCACGACCATCGCGGCCTCCGGGACGATGGACAATATTGAAGCCCAGATCCAGGCGATCATCAACCGCCTGAGCAGTACCATCAACACGGCCAACCTCGTGGCGCTGTTCGCGCGGAACATCGGTGAGGTTGAGGATAACATCAGCAATTTCCAGTCTACCGTGGACGGGATCACCGACGCCCTGGCCGCGGCCAACCTTCAGGCGCTGAACGGGCCGAACCTGCTCAAACAAGGTGATTTCTGGACGAACACCGGGAGCGAGGACATCATCTACGGCGACGCCTCCATGTATTCGGCCAGCGCCGGCGCGTACATGAAATCCATCAGCGCCAATCGTAAGGCCGAGTTCGACCACGAGCCGACCGCGGAGGAATCCGCCGGGGCCTACCGCATCTATCACCGGACAGCCGGGGAGGATTCCAGCGGGAACACCTGGACGGAGGCCTGGATCGTTCATTGGCTTGTCGATGACAGCATCCAGACCTCCTGCGTCACCCTGACCGGCGACGACATCATCCACGAGGTGGACGGCGAGGACTTCACCAAGGCCATCCAGTACAACATCACGGAAAACAGCGCCTATGGGAACATGGAGACGCTGTACTGGAAGCACGGCCAGCGTGAGCTGAAATACACCGCGGGCCAGACGCCGCCGAAGGCCTGGGCCGAGATCGAGGAGATGGAGGTTGGCAAGACCTACACCGTCTCCTGCTGGGGCCGCGTCATCAGCGGCAGCGGCGCCTGGCTGAAGTTCGGCTGGGGCGGCACTTACTACAACTCTATCGGCTATCCCAGCGACAAGGCGGGCGTCTCCGACTGGAAGGAGCTGACGTCCACCAGCTGGACGCGGCTCTACTGGACGTTCAAGTTCGAGCCGACCGGCGCGTATTACACCGAGGCCACCGCCGACGGCGTCACCACGCGTACCTTCAACTGGTGCAAGCGCGTCGCCATCGGCGTGGGTCGGAAGTACACCGCCGTCATCCAGCTGTGCGGCTTCCGGCTGACCCAGGGTGGTCTGTACGGCAACAACACCGTGGACACGCTCCAGCTCAACGTCGAGGACACCATGGATCAGGTGGAGGCCGCCCTCTCCAGCATCGCCCCGGTAGAGTCCGGCGCCACCGCCTCCACCAACTACGCCGCGGGCGCGCTGATCGTCTGGAAGGGCCGCCTGTACAAGACCTCCGCTGCTGTGGCGACGGGGGCGACGTGGGCCGTCGGGACGAATTTGACGGCGACAACGCTGGCCGCGGAGCTGGCGGCATTATCAACGTAAGTAGGAGGTAGGAAGTAGGAAGTAGGAAGTGATTCTGCTTCCGCGCGGACATGATCCACCTCCTACTTCCTAACTCCTACCTCCTACCTTGAGCGACTGAAAGGAGCGAATACCATGACGCAATTCTACATTGTCGAAGTGAAGCAGCTGCCGAACGCCGAGTACGAGCACCAGGTCTACTGGGTGTGGGACGCGGACGCCGACAAGGCCCGCCTCAAAGCCGAATCCAAATATCATGAAGTCCTGGCCGCCGCTGCGATCAGCAATACCCTGTCCCACGCGGCCATCCTCTTCTCCACTGAGGGCTTCCCCCTGGTGCACCAGTGCTACAAGCACCAGGTGACCGTGGAGCAGACGCCGGAACCTGAGACCCCCACCGAAGAACCGACAGAGGGAGAATAACTGCCCGTCCTGTCTGCGTAACAAGGAGGATGAACCGTGCCCAGTATTCTGAAACTCTCCCTGAAAAAGCTCCCCGGCGGTGTGCTCCAGGGCCGGATCACCAGCGTCCCCGTCTCCGACCCGAAGGCCGTGAAGACCGGCCCGGAGTATGCGAAGATGTACCGAGCCGCCCTCGACCAGCTCATGCCCATTGTGCGGCTCGACCTGATCATCGACTCGCCCGGCGGCGCGGTGGAGTCCGCCATCGGCCTGGCCGACGCGCTGGACGCCCTCGACCGCCCCATCCGCGTCCTGATCGCGGGCCGATGCTGCAGCGGGGCGACCCTGCCCGTGTACTATTGCGATAATGTGGAGTCGGTCAGCATCACGCCCACCGGCTCCATCATGGTGCACATGCCGAAGATCGAGCGCTACTCCCGCCGGCGCGGCTCCGCCATCTGGAACGTGGTCGAGAGGATGGGCAACGCCAGCACCGTGCACCTGTTCATCGGCGCTTACGCGGCCCGGACGAAGGCGCACAAGCGCACGATCCGCGAGTGGATGGAGAACGGCACCACCTTCAGCCCGGAGCAGGCCGTCGCCGCCGGCCTGGCGGACAGGATCGTGGAGCGGCATGTGTGGGAGGGGGAATATGCTTTACCGGAATAACGGCCTCCTGACCATCGACGAGGAGTGCGACATGGTGCGCATCACGCTGGGCGACCGCTCCTACCACCAGTCGGTCGTGCCGCCCGCGGATCTCCCGCTGCCCTACGGCGACGGCACCTACACGGTACAGATCCTGGAGCACCGGGAGGGCAACCTCTACCGCCCGGTCAAGACCCGGCGCGTCATCGCCCGGAACACGGAGGAATACCTGCTCCACTATAACTACATCGTGAAAAAAACGCCCGGCTGCGCCTACGCCGTCCGCCTGTGCGAGGGCCTGGAAGACCCGGCCCACGTGTACGCCAAGGTGCGCACCTGGGCCGCGGCCAACCTGATCTATGACCGCGTCAGGGCGGCCACCGGCGCCGCCGGCCCCGACCCCGACCCGGTCGCCTGCTGGAAGACCCGGCGCGGCGTCTGCCACGACATCGCCTGCCTGGTCACCGGTATGCTCCGGGCCGTGGGCATCCCGGCGCGCTACTGCGTCGGCTACGCGGACAAGCACTATCACGCCTGGGTCGAGGCGAACATTGACGGCAGCCTGCGCCGGTACGATCACCTGGTCGCCCAGGGCCAGGCCCAGCCCAGAGCATACCTGAGAGAGAGGTGGTACTGATGGGCAGGCCGGAGGATATCATCGCGGCAGCCGAGTCCCAGCTCGGCTGTCCTTATGTTTACGGCACCTGGGGCCAGACCTGCACGGTGGCGCTCCGGAAAAGGTACGCGGCATACAATCCCAGCCAGAAGGCCATCACCTACAAGCGCTGCGCGGTGCTCAACGGCTCACAGAGCAGCTGCGCCGGGTGCAAGTACGAGGGCATGCCGGCCTATGACTGCAGGGGCTTCACCCACTGGTGCCTTGAGCGCGTCGGCATTGAGATCACCGGCGGGTATGTGGGCCGGCAGTGGTCGGACGCCAACTGGGACGAGCGCGGCGACATCGCCGTCATGCCGGATCTGGTGTGCTGCGTCTTTGTGAAAAAGTCGAACGGCAACTGGAGCCACACTGGCCTGCACATCGGCGGAGGCCGGATCATCCACTGCTCTGGCGAAGTCAAGTATGACACCGTCTCCGGCGGCAGCTGCGCCTGGACGCACTATGCGGTGCCGAAGGGATTGTACACCGCCGAAGAGATCGAAAAAGCTCATGGAGGTACTAAGTTTATGCGAGTACTCAAAAACGGTATGCGCGGCGAGGACGTCCGCAACATGCAGAAGATGCTCAACGATCTGGGCTACGCCTGCGGCAAGGCGGACGGCTGCTTCGGCCCGAACACCCTGGCCGCGGTCGAGGCCTTCCAGCAGGCCAACGGCCTGGCGGTGGACGGCATCGCCGGTTATAACACCCTCACCCTGCTGGCCGCCCGCGCGGCCGCACCCACCCAGCCGGAGGAGCCGGAGGACAGCGACGACGAGGCCGCCTATCCCGACATCCTCCCGGATCAGGACGGCACGCCGGAGGAGACCGTGCAGATCTCCCGCAATGACCTCGCCATCATGCGCCGACGCCTGGCAGATGTGATCGCAGACATCGACCGGGTGCTCGGCGCATGAGGTGTCAGGGCTGCACAGAGCGGCGTGTGGGCTGTCACACCGTCTGTGAATATTACCTTAATTTCAGGCAGAAGCGCGAGGAGCTGCGCCACCGCCGCCACCTGGATCAGGTCGGCACCACGGCGGCCATCGACAACACGCTGCGCCGCAAACACAAACAGAACAGGAGATAGTCCCATGGACAAGATCACACCCGACATGCTGATGACCTTCCTCATCGTCCTGGCGGCGCTGGCCGCGTTCGCCTTGCTGATCCTCAACATCGGCGACAAGGTGCGCGCCCGCCAGCAGCCAGGCAAAGCGCTCGAGCAATGGCAGCGCGAGACCGACACCAAGCTCGCAGCTGACAAGAAGCGCCTGGACGCCCTCGAGGATGGGAACAAGGTCATCCTCCGCGGCATCAACGCCATCATCTCACATGAGATCAACGGCAACAGCACGGACAAATTGAAACAAAGCCAGCAGGAGATTATGAACTACCTGATCGACCGCTGACATCCAGGAGGTGATGCGATGGCCACACAAGGCCGCGCCCGGTGCCGGCTTCACTTGACCGGCCAAGTGTCCACGGGTGCCTCAACTCCCGTACCCGGTTCAGAGCAGGAGGAAACAGCCGGACGCATCGCCTCCCCCAACAGAAAGGAGCCACCATGACCAAAGAAGATTGGATTCGCAAGCTCACCTCCCGCAAGTTCTGGCTCGCCCTCGCCGGCCTGGTCACCGGCATCGTCAGCTTCCTGAAGGCCCCCACCTCCGACGCTGAGACGATCACCTCCCTCATCCTCGCCCTGGGCTCCGTGGTCGCCTACATCATCGCCGAGGGCTGGATCGACGCGGCCCGCGAAGGCGCCGGCACCGAGATCGTGATCGATCCCGAAGAAAAGCCGCCCGAAGCCGAATAAAAAAACAGCCCCGCAGCGCGCGGGGCCTTTTTTATTTGCCGGCCATTTGCCTGTAACTTGCCGGCAACTTGCTGAAACTTATTTGAACCTCGTTTTGAACCTCAAAAACCGACATATATTGCCAACTATGCACAATATTCAACGGCCTCTAACATGACAAAAACCGCCGGGACTCTTGAAAGTCTCGGCGGTTTCTTGCGCGCGCCCTGGGGGATTCGAACCCTCGGCCTTTTGATTCGTAGGTTATTATGCGTCGTTGTGAAAACGCTTATATTTCAAACGTTTACAACGGTTTGTTGTTGATTTGAACCTCGGTTTGAACCTGAATCAGCGAGTTTAAGCGGTTTTTTGCCTCCTCCTCGCGGGTGGTGCCGGGGTGGTCGTAGATGCGGAGGATCATCTTCTCGTCGGCGTGGCCCATCCAGATGATCGCCTGGTGCATGTCGACGCCGGCGTCGCGGAGCATGGTGCAGTAGGAGTGCCGGAGGTCGTGGGCGCGGATGCTGATGGGATGACCGGCGGCGGCGGTGAGGGCTTTGTTGTAGCTCTCCCAGCCGCGCTGGTAGGCCTGCTCGGTCATGGGCCGACCGTCGGCGCCCTTGGCGACGTGGCCGGAGAGGCCGGCCAGGTACGGGCGCAGGATGGACGGGATCGGCACGCGGCGGACGCTGGCCTCGGTCTTCGGGCTGCCGGTGACCGGTTTGTTGCCGGAGAAGGTGACGGCCTTCGAGACCGTGAGCATGTCGCCTTTGATATCCTTTGCGGTCAGGGCGAGGACTTCACCGCGGCGGAGGCCGCAGTAGAGCATGACCAGGGCGGGCAGCTGCATGCGGTGGGCGGTGGCCAGGATCAGGCGGCGCTCCTCCTCCGTGATTGCGCGGTGCGTGCCGCGGGTACCCTTGGGCGTGCGCAGGCTGGACGCGGTGCACGGGCTCCTGCGGAGGTAGTGCGCGTCGGCGGCGCTCTGGAAGATGTTCGTGGTCAGGATGCGCGCCTTGTGGATGTAGGAGGCGGACTTGTCCCGGAGGGCAGCGAACATCTCCGCGATGTCGTCGCTGGTGACCTCGCAGAGCTTCTTATCCGCAATGGGCTTGAGCACGTGGGCCAGGATGGACTGGTAGGCCTTCAGCGTGTTCGGGCGGACGTCGGCCTTGTGGATCGGCAGCCAGTAGGCGGTATAGTCCCCCACGGTCTGTTGATCAGTGCGCAGGTAGTCCTCCCGCGCCTCCTCCTGCTTGAAGGCCTCGCGCTTGGCCAGGGCCTCGTCAGGATCGCGGCCATAAAACTGGTGGCCGTGGTAGCTGCACTTGTAGCGCCCGTCGGCACGGACGGCGAGGCGCTGTTTTTTCTGCCTGGGCATATCAGTCAGCGGGGCATTCGAAATACAAGCCCACGATGGTGCCGGTGGCCCAACTCTGCATGATCCTGAAATCTATGTTGCCGAAGTCGGCGGAGTAGGTGCTGGGGAAATTATCGACGGCCATGACCAGGAAGGCGTCCTCGTCTGCAAACGGGCTGGTCTGTGTGGTAATGCCGGAGAAGTCCATCTCGGTGATCATCGGCTCAACACTGATGGGCTCGCCCAGGTTCTGCACCAAATCCTTGTAGATCTCGAGCACTTTCTCATACTCGGTCAGCTCCGCCTTCAGCAGGATCGTCACCCGCCACTTTGTACCGGTTGGCCGGTTGACCAGGAAGGTGTCCGCCTTCAGCCCGAAGGCCTTGTAGTTGACGGGATTGGAATTGATATACGCGCCGGTCTCCTTGTAGGTAGTACCGGTCGCAGCCTTGACCTTTTCACGCGCGGTCTGGAAGTCGTCTTCGGACGTCAGCCCAAATGGATACCACTCCCCCAGCGCCACCGACGGCAGCAGGATGATGACTATCAGCAACAGCGCGGCGATTCTCCTCATGTTGCGACTCCTCCTTGCAATATTTCAATCTTTTGTTGCAATGTTGTGATTTTTTGTTGCAGTCTCGCGATCTCCGCCTCCGCCGCGTCGAGATCTTCCTGGAGGCTCTGCACGATCTCGTCATGGTGCCGCGCCTGCCAGATCCAGATGCCGATGCGCTCGATCCGGCGCTGCAGGTAATAGTATGGATTCATCAACTGGCCTCGATCTCCTCTATCGGCAGGTCGTTATAGAAGTCATCGCGCTCGATGTGCTGGAGCTCGTGCCGGAGGGCGCGGCGCCGGGCTTCGGGCGCGAGCGCGTCGTTGATATAGATCGACGGGAAGCCGTCCGGGGCAAGCCTGACTGCGGCCTTGATCGTACCCGGCAGCGGTACCAGGTAGACGCGGCACTCGTCCTCAGTCATCATCTGCGGGCTCCAGCGCCTTGAGCATGGCCGCAGCTGCGCGGATGTGCTCCGCCGGGGCCTTGTCCGCTGCCTGGAACAGGAGCCGGTAGGACGGATCGCGGCGCATGCGCTCGCGGATCTGCATGACCTCGTCCTGGTCATCTGCTGGCGGCTGGCTGGTCTCCCGCCCGAGGAGGGCGTCCACGCTTGTCTCCAGCGCGTCGGCGATCCTGGACAGCGCCTGCGCTCCGGGCTCGACTTTGCCGGACTCGTACTTGGCAATGGTCACGCGGTTCAGGGACGCCAGCTCTGCGAGCTCGTCCTGGTTCATTCCGAGGGCCTTCCTTCGATTACGGATGCGTTCACCTACGTCATAAAGCGTCATACATATGCCCCCTTTCGTTTGCTCTTATATTGTAGCAAAAGGGCGACAAAAAATAAATAGCATGAATGCTAAAAATTTTCAAAAAGGGGTTGACAGTATGTAGCATATATGCTACAATACAATCGTTCCAAGGGAACTACAACGAAGGAGGGCAAGAAAATGACGCGCAAGAAGTTCTGGAATATCAAGAAGAGCCTGCTGATCCACATAGTCAATACTTCATCCACCATGACCGCGGAAGAAAAGAAGCGGATCAACAGAGCGATCTACCACGCCGGAGAACGTACCAAGAGTTTTTTGAAGCCGAACGAAAGCTACAAGGGCATGTACGAGTGGCTGGACAAGGCCTACCACATGCGGGTCATCAACGGCGAAGCGTAAGGAGGTGCCACAATGAAATTCGACCCCAGGGCGATGACGAACCGCGAGTTAATGACCGAGTACCAGACCGGGGACAGCGTGACAAAGTACTACATGGTCGCGGAGATGGCCCGCCGCATTCACAGGAACCTGATCACGGCGGACGTGGTGCCCATCTTCAGCCAGTACAAGCTGAACGGTGCCGGAGACCAGTACCACTAATTTTTTTACCCCGAATTTGTAGCAAGTAGGCGTAAATTTATGGTTGACATCGTGTAGCCTCTATGCTATAATCGCAGGGTAGCAACAAGGCAACAGAATGGAGGCGAACGGATGACGACCAGATTGCGTGAGCTCCGCAAGGAGCGCGGTCTGACCCAGACAGAGCTGGCAGTGCTCACCGAGATCAACCGGGTCACGATCGCGCGGTACGAGCTGGGACTGATCAAGCCCGGCTCCGAGAACCTGATCAAACTCACCAAGGCGCTCAGCTGCACCGCGGACGAGCTGCTGCAACAGAAGGCCGGGTGATCCGATGGAGCGCTACCTGAGCCCCGCTAAGATCGCGGAGAACCTGGACTGCAGCAAGCGACACGCCTACGACATCATCTACCAGCTCCCCCACCTGGAGAACCCGCTCCGCGTGAGCGAACGGGTGCTCGCCCGGTGGATCGAGCAGAACACCGTCTACCCGTTGGGCAAGCCGGGACGGCGGACAGCGTAAGGAAAGGAGATCAACCATGGACATGAGCACAGCGGCGATTCTCGCGATGATCCACCAGGACTTCATCGCCGAAGTCATCGCCCTGGCCGCCCTGGTCGGGCTGCTGATCATGATAGTGATCTGGCCCTACCAGGAGCGCCGGAACGTGAAAAAGCCCCGGGTGTTCCGGGAGAGGTTTTGAGAGGAGGCTATCTTATGTATCTGTCACACCCGCCGATGGACGATGACTACCTGGTGATCGAGGACGAGCGCCGGGGCCGCAGCTGCTACGACTACGAAGCCGACTGGGACGAGGACGAGGCCGTCGAGGACGACTTCGGGCCCGATCCGCTCCGGCTGGCAAAAGAAATGAGCCGCACCGGGGCAACGGTGCAGCTCGCCTGAGTCCCGAACGGAGATCAACCATCAGGGAGGCTCATGGACAGTATACCACGGGCCTCCCAAGAAAACAAGGAGATTTATGATGAGCGAAGCAGAAAAAATCGAAGTCGATGAATTTGAAATCACCGACGACCAGACGGCTGACTGGGCCGTCAGGAAGATCCGGGAGGCCGACGAAGAGCTGGAGCGCATGGAGACCTGGTTCAAGAACCAGCTCGCAGCCGCCAAGGAACGCCATGAACAGACGGTTTCATTCTTCAACGGCAAGCTCGCCCGGTACATGGAAACCGTACCGGCCCGAGAGACCAAGACCACCCGCAAGTATGAGCTTGCGTCCGGTGAGCTGGTGATCACCAAGGAGAAGACGGACTTCAAGGCCGCCGACAACGAAGCCCTGCTGGGCTGGTGCCAGGAGAACGATCCGACACTGGTCAAAGTGGTGCTCGAGCCTGCATGGGCCACCGTCAAGAAACGCCTGCAGGCCACCGACGCGGGCATTGTGGACACGGAGACCGGCACTATCGTCGACGGCGTCGAGCTGGTGACGAAACCGGCAGAGTTCAAAGTCAAAGTGAAGTAAGGAGGCGCGAGTGATGGAAGGAAAGCAGATCTACGACCTGATCGGCAAGGCCATGGCGGACATCGGCCCGATTGCCAAGAATAAACGAAACAAGGAGCAGAACTACCTGTTCCGCGGCATCGATGATGTGTACAACGCGCTGAATCCGATCATGAGCAAATACGGCCTGTTCGTGATCCCGAAAGTGCTGGAACGTACCAGGGAGGAGCGCCAGACCGCCAAGGGCTACCGGCTCATTTATACCGTGCTGAAGATCCAGTACACCATGTACGCGCCGGACGGCAGCTATATCGAAGGTATCACCGAGGGCGAGGGCATGGACAGCGCGGACAAGTCCACCAACAAAGCCATGAGTGCCGCTTACAAATACTTCATGTTCCAGCTCTTCAATATCCCCACGGAGGAAGCCGTGGACGCGGACGCGGAGACGCCTCCGCCCAGCGAGCCGGTGCCGCCGCAGCGGCCTACGAAACAGCAGCCCACAACGCCGCCCGTCGTGACCGCGGAAGATCCGAAGGCGAAGCTGCTCAAGACGCTCAAGCAGAACGCGCTCTTCGCCTATGGTGATCAGTCGGAAGCCAGGCTGAATGAACTCATGCAGGCCCAGAACGTGACCTTCGAGACCATGACCAACACGGCCTACAAGGCCATCAACGCGACGATCTACGCCGACATCGCAGCGGCGAAAAAGGAGGGCGCAGCATGAATAAACTTTTCATCGTTGGCAATCTGACGCGAGATCCTGAACTCAGGATCACCCAGAGCGGGATCAGCGTCTGCGGCTTTACGGTGGCGGTCAACCGCCACCGGACCAGCCAGGACCAGGGCCAACCGCAGGCGGACTTCTTCCGCGTGACCGCGTGGCGGCAGCTCGGTGAGAACTGCAACAAGTACCTCGCCAAGGGCCGGAAGGTGTGCATCGTCGGGCCCGTGTCCGTCAGCACATACGTCGGCAACGACGGCATTACCCGCGCGCAGATGGAGATCACCGCGGACG